TGTCACCACCATTCGGATTTACTTGGGCGCTCAAGTCTCTTCGCTTCTTTTGTATGTCCAAAAGTTCTCGATTTGATTCCACTATAGTTTTTAGTAGTCCCGAAAGGACCTCGAATGCCCGTGGATGTTGTGATTGGCTTGCAATCTGTGACAATTCGAGTGCAGCGCTCTGGCCTGTTTCGATGACGTCGTATAGGTTTTTTCGCGCGTAATTGAAATCGTTCTCGACTGTTGGATCTGATGGTATCATCTCCTTCTTATCGTCTGCAACAACTGGAAAAGTCATTGGTGGATTAAGTTGAAACAGTTTGCTTATACTTGTATTGGGTGTGTTGGCTGTCATTATTCCACGATGTATCCATAGTTATCAGTTGCTTTAATATTGTCAGTAGGAATAGAGTTGTTTGCAGTCTGTGTAGGATTGCCATTAGCATCCAATCCAGGATAGACGCGGAATGTAAGTTGACTACCGCCGTTATCAGAAGGCGTACCGACCAAGATGTTGGTGTTTGCATACTTGATGATTGGCTTGCTCTTGGTAGGACCATAAAGAAAAGTCTTCATTGTGAAACTTAATGTCCATATCAGAGCACGACGTGTTTCAAAGTTACCAGTGTAAGAGTCTTCTTTCTGGATACTATTGAGAATAATAGGAATATCAACTACGTGACCAAGTTCTGGAACAAGGTGAACTGAGGGTGTCCAATCGGGCTGAAAATAAGGAGCAATTTGCTCTAGAATCTTGTTGCCATCATGTTCTTCTTTAACATAGATGTAAAGCTCAAATTCCATGTCGTAAGGAACTGCACCAAACTGACGATACATTTTATTATTGTTGTCAGGATCAAGCGCTACAGTTTTATTAAGTGGAAACAATTGGCGATTCGAGTCTTTGTGAATACCAACCATGTCATAAGACATAAGCGGAAGCACGATAGCAACTTCTCTCTGAAGCGCAGGATCGTCGTCTACTCGCGCAAGGACTTTATCCTTAGGTGCTCTAAGGAATGGAATAAGCATGCTTTGCACGACTACGCCAGTTGCATCTTTGCGTTCGATGTAGGTGTGATTAAACATGGTTGCAAAGAGCATTTCGCTCTTTCGAAGAATGTCGTAGAAATATGGATCTTCTGAGAACATTAGTACTTTTCATCCAATTCTGGTGGCATGTCAGAGAAGTCAATAATCAAATCAGCTTCTGCCTGAACGAAACTGTTGTCTGATGCGGGATACTTATCAAACAAGAAGTCTGCAGGATCAGTCGCAGTGAGCCACTCGCCATTCTCATTCTGAAGGTGATGGCCGTTTTCATCTTCAAGAGTATCGATGAAGATATTTGTAGTGAACTGGGTACGAAGAAGGTCAATGTTTCTAATACCGGTATTCATGACCTCGTTCGAGTACTCGAACAATTCACAAACCAATTCGTAAGTCTGAAGTTCATCCAACATATAGAATGTTGGTTTAAAGTCAACTGATAGAATTGTAAATGCTCTATTAGCCATAGGCAAAAAGATAAGATCGCCTTGTGCTGGAACGATTTCACCGGTTTCATCGCCGACGGTTTCAACGAATCTGCGCTTTGCAACAACGAATGTAATTTGATCTCTAATTTCAAGACCAAACTTACCGAGGAAAATACCATCACCTTGAAATCCATCAAAGTTCTTGATATACATTTCAAGAGGAATAGCTTTATCAAAGGAAGAAATATCATCCTGACCGTAAATTTGGTCATAGTTGTTTCGTGTGCGAGGAAGATAAAACACGTCACGACCGTAGATCTTAATTGACTCAATAATCAGGTTCTCTAGAAGTTTTTGTTCTCCAGAGGCTCTATAATTACTGAAATACGGATTAGTTGCCATCGATTATCTCGCGGCGAAAGCTAGTTGCTTTTCAGCAGACCACTTGTGGCCATGTTTACTTAGCATTGTTGCTCTCATCGACTGCCTTCTTTTTTCTCGAACTTCTGGATCAGAAGATTTAGTGTTTCGTTTCTTAAGGCCTTTCAGATAATTTTTCCTAACTTCAGGAGACTGCATTGCCTTCTTAGTATTTATGGATATCTTCTCCGATATCTCTTTAACATTCTCATCATACTTGAGCCAAATTTCATTGTTTCTGATGTTAAGATTGTAATAACGAGTTTTGATTTCAGATTCTTTAATTAGCTGTAACCAGCGTTGTTCTTCCTCATAAGTTTCTTTTCGTGTAGCAATTCCTGTTTTCAGAATACGCCTCTTAAAGTCTTGAGGTCTTCTTCTTTTTGCAAGTTTCATCCAACGAGAAGAACAGACATAACCGTCAGTTTCAGAACCCCAATGACAACCTACATAATAACGCTTGTGCTTTCGATCAAACCATAAGTAGACAAATCCGTGTTTTTCCATTTTAATACTCCTAAGAATTCAAATCCTAGATGTATTTATAAGCAAATAGTGCCTTTTAACCGATCATATCCATTGCAGGAAGTGAATACGAATTGATGAGCTCATGTTCAAGTTCTTCAATTGCTGCGTTTGCTTCATCCCACATTTGTTGGCCGTTAAATTGAATTCCGCCAGGAAGTGCCATACCAGGAAACTTTTTCAAAATAGTTCCAGTAAGTTTCTTAATACGCTCAGTACAATACTGGTTGAGCCAGCGATCGCCCCAGACATCTGTGTACTCGTTAGGATCAAGTACTTCATATGCTTCTGCAATGATCCACTGACCATCATTGACTGCAGGCCAATCCATATCGAGATACAATTTATTCTTGTGACGGTTGTAGCGAATTGGCTGCTTGCCAACAAGAAGTTGATCTAGAAGTGCAATATGTGACATGGTCATATAGTACGGAACAAGAGAACTATTCTGAAGTGAATAGACGTCAGACATTACTAATTGATAGCGAGCATTGAATAAACTGTCAGTAGAATTGTACATCGACGATACATCAAAGATGTTTACAACACCCATGATGTTATCAGGAACAGGAATAAAACCGCCAAGTTCTGCTCTTAAATCAGCATCTGAACCTGTAGAAGTTGTGACAGTAACCGCAGGTGCTACAGGATAATTCTGTCCTGGATTAGTGATATTGACCGACTGAATTGTGCCGTCTGGTGCTGTTACTATAGTTGCAGTAGCATTAGAACCATAGGTATTTGCAATAACTACAACGTCAGTGTTGGTATAACCCACACCACCGTTAGCAACACGGATAGACCAGATACGGTCTGGTCTATTGTTTGCAGCAATTGGATACTTGTAATAGACTTTGTCAGACCCATCAAAGTGATAGTCTGCAAACATCTTTAGTGAATAGTCAATCTGATCGTCGATCTGGTCGTCGGTAATGTTGATTTCAAGAATAGGATAACCTAGATTTCGAAGAATCAGCTGCTTAAATTCATCACGCGTTTTTGGAATTGCCATAATTCAGTCCTTTATCCTATTTATTGAGGAAATTCAATGACAGTTTTCGTTGGATCAGGAACTGGTGGCGCAGAAACGTCTGTCGGAGGCTTTTCACCAACTGGTGGCCACGGAATTGCATCAAGATCATGAATAAGATTTATATATTGGTCATGTGGGTTGGTTGAACCCAATCCCAAGATGTAATCTTTAGCTTGTGCGAGCTCAGGAATAGATTCACCAGTTTTGATATCAACTATTTCATGAGTTGTACCTTTGACAAGTGCTACATCTGGTTCAAACAAAAATCTTTTTGGATTTGACAAAAAGACGCCTTCTTCTGAGCAATCAAGAGGTTTCCAGCGCTCATCAGTAGTTCTTGGAGCCCAAATTCTATGAAGATGTCGCGTGTGAAGATAATCTATAGCAAACTGCATCATCTGAAAGACTACAATTGGTCGACCGGATTCAGTTCTTTCTAACTTTGCACCTGCACGGGTGTAGATATCTAAAAGTGTTACATCTTCAAAATTTGGCCAACGATAAAAAGAACGCCAAGCAATCATCTTGTCGTTTTCAAACGCGCCAACGAACAACCATTTTCCTTGACCAATCTGAGTTGCTACTTTTCTTAAAGTAAACTCTAAAGAATATTGGTCAATTTTTCGAAGTTGAATAGAATCCCGTGAACGAATGATATCTAAAACTTCAGGTAGATCGGAAAGTTCTAATTTTCTAATATTCATGATTTACTTACTACATGCAGCACATGCAACACAATCGACTGGTGGTGGATTTTCAAATTCATCGTTCGGTGCAGTTCCATAAAAATATTCAAGTGATAAACTAACTGAAGGAAAAGTTGCAGATGCTCCAGAAGAATAAATTGGAGCAATTGGAACTTTATACCAATAAGTTGTTCCTCGATAATTTATTGTACTAGCGCCGCGACCGAAAACAGAATTGATTCCATTCTGAAGTCCTATAGTTCCGCTTGAAATTACAGCCATTATAGTCTCCTTTCAAGCTCTTCAACCTTAGCAGAAAGTTCTTTGATTGCTTCTACAAGAAGAGGTACGAGCTTGTCATAATTAATAGTCAAGTAGTTCTCACCAGACTTAGAATTTCCTTCTTCATCGACGTCATATGCTGATAGTCCAACAACTTCAGGAAGAATCTTCTGTACGTCTTGAGCAATAAGACCAACTTGTCGGCCTTCATTCTTTACGCCAAGAGAACGTGCAAGATCATTCATAAAGTAATAGTAACCAGTAAGTTGGTTAACTTTGTAAAGAGCACTGTCGATCTTTGTTAGTCGTTCTTTGAATCGGTTATCAGAATAAGCAGCGTAAACATCGCCTTGAGCGTAAATGTTTCCATACGAGTACAAATAAGTGCTGCCGAACATAATGTTACAGGTATAGTTCAGCGTTCCAAAATTTGCAGTTGGAAGAGTGCCCGTAGCATTTCCAAGCGCAAGATAATATGAACCTGCCTGACCACCAAGTGCAGAAGCGTTTGATGCTGCAGCAGCAGTACCGTTAAAGTTACCAGTTGTGTTGATGTAATATCCACCTGCACCTACTGCAGTAGTGTTAGCAAATGCGTTGTTGAATGTCCATCCAGTAGCATCCACAGCAAAAGTACCTGCAGTTAATATACCAGGACCGATAGAAGATGATGTACCACCAGAAGATACAATATGAAGACTTGCATTAGACAGCGAGAATACTGTTGAGTTACCAACTATAAGTCCAGTTCCATCGAGTGTTAAGTTTGCAGAAACTATACCTGCAGATGAAACAACAGTGTTTGCACCAACAAAGATACCAGAAGTATTATGTGTTACTGCACCAAGAATCAAAGATGATGACGACAGATTCATTGTGGAACCTGGATCAGAAATCTGCAACATAGTAGAATTTGAAGTTCTGAAAACTGTAGAATTACCAGTTTGCAATATAGACGAATTTACAGTCATTGCTGGACCAATTGACAACGCTGTAGTATTAACTGTGACTACACCTGCAACAAGACCAAGTGAGTTAAGATTGGTTTGTCCTGAAGAGTTAGCAACAGTTACTGTGGTTGCTGTCTGAACGGAGTTTGCAATCGAGTTACCAACAAAGGTTCCGGTTGCAGATGCAAGAACGTTGGCACCGATAGAAACTGCAGTGGTGTTGACTGTTACTATACCTGAAAGTAAACCAAGAGAAGAAACGTTGGTGGCTGATGTAGAGTTTGCAAGAGTTAAAAGTACAGCTGAAAGCGTGTTGTTTACTGTTGAATTACCTACAAATAAGGTCGATGAGTTAAGAACAACATTAGCACCAACAGCAAATGCAGAAGCATTTACAGTTACGTTAGCACCGACAGCAAGCCCGACTCCATTAAGAATGGTTGTTCCTGATTGTACAGCTGTTGAAGTAACATTGACTGTACCAATGCTATTTGCGACCTGAAGAATGGTTGGCGATTGTGTAGAATTTGCAGTCGAGTTACCTACAAAGTTTCCAGTTGCAGATAGAAGAACGTTAGCACCAACAGAAACTGCAGTAGTGTTGACTGTTACTATACCAGCTACTACACCTAATGAAGATACGTTAGTCTGAGATGTGGAATTTGCAAGCTGAAGTGAGGTTGATGTTAGCGCACTATTGACTGTGGAGTTACCAAAGGCTGTTGCAGAGGCATTAATATAAGAATTTGCACCAACAAAGATACCAGAAGAATTACCAATTGCTCCACCAACTGAGAATGCAATAGTGTTAACTACGGTTGTGCCAATAGTCAAAGAAACAGGAGAAAGTGTAGTGGTGTTAGTAGAGTTTGCAAGAACTAATGTGGATGACAGAGTTCCATTACCAGCAGCACCGGTATTGACTATCACTACCGAAGAATTAACTACGGTATTGCCTACTGTAAATGCTGTGTTGGAAAGTGCTACGCTGCTGTTTGCAACCTGGACGCCGTTCTTGGCTACAAATGGCTTATCTGTCATGGTTCTATCTCCCGCATGATCTTGTTATAAGCTATTTATTAAACGGTGATTGTATTCCGTACAAGCTTAACCACGAGCGGTGCAGTATTTGGTGTAAGGCGAAGTCTCATGTTACCACCAGAAATATCGGTAGTCAAAATACCAACGATATTGTTAGTAGTAACTATAGCAAATTCTGTGGTCTGTGTAGTTGATCCATCATGAATAGCCATCAACTTAGACATTTGATAAGACAGTGTAGAAGAATCTTCAATTTCTACAGTCCAGTCAGCTGCGCGGATGGATGCAACCGGCACAGTATCAATTGTCAGAACTGAAGTATTTGGAACAGCTACAGTTGTAGCAATACGCTGAGCAATAGAATTAGTTGTGACTGAATTGGTAGAAATAGAGGCAGCATTGATGTTTGGAGTAGACATACCGTTTGCAGCGACGAAAGAGTTCGCGCGCATTGACATGGTTCCAAAGTTAGCTGAGTTTGCTGCAGAATCCACAATTGCTACAGTTGCATTATTAACTGTAAGAACAATCTGACCGCCACCATTGACTGCAACGGATGAGTTTGCTTGCTGAATAGAAGTCAAACCATTTGAAGTTGGAACAAGAGAACCGTCAGGGAATCTGAAGGTGTTTGCAGTTATTGTTCCGTTTACAGTTACTACAGAAGAAGCATCAGTGTTTGAAGTGTTGAATCCAACGCGATTGTTTGTCGTGTCTACTACAATAAGAACAGAACCGAAAGTAGCATTACCAGAATGTGTAGAAAGGTTAGCCGTTAAAGTTCCGGTTGATGTTATAGATGGAACAGTTATGTTAGCTGTAAAGGATACATTGCCGACTGTAATCTTAACACTGACTGTAAGAGCATTTACAGTAGTCGCACCAGCAACTTTAAGAAGTCCTGCGATATTAACGTTTGCGGTGAAATTCGAGTTTGCAGCTGAAACTACGAGATTGCTCGATGCTACAGTAACAG